CGCAACGAAGTATTGTAGCCACCACAGACCGCTGGATTACCCTATTTATGATAGTTATGTGGACGAGGTTCTGCGGTACTACCGAAAACAGGATGCTTTTGCTGCATTTAGAAATGATGATCTAAAGAATTACCCTCGCTTCAAATCAATATTGGAGGAATTTAGAAGCTTCTATCAACTGGACAAATACAATCTTAAGGAACTTGATAAGTACATATGGCAGCTTGGCAAGACATACTTCAATAAATATGACTAACAAAAACTCCTCAACACTGAATTCACATCAGCGATGGGGAGTTTCTATTTTTGTAGCCCTTATGCCATAATTTCCGTTCCATCCTTAAAAATGAACCGTACATCGTCTTTATCATAAACAGTAGCGTAGTCCATAAGGCTGCACCACAGCTTTTCGTCAAATTCGGTAAGTAGGTCCTCTTGATTTTGGAGGGTGCAGAGGAAAGCATTAATTGTACTGAGCCTTGTCTGCTTGTCGGTGATTTCGTCAGTAACCGCTGTATGGCGAGCCTTGGCAAGGTCAAAGCGGTCAACCAGTCCGTTGTAACGCTCCTGGTATTCCTCTTGGTCAAGGGCGGAGTGTGCGTTTTCACTGATAGCTTGTTGTATCATTCCAGCCACAACTTCGAGTTCGTTTTCCAGTTCAGCCTGCTCCTTTTCCAGGTCGGCAGTGTCAAAAACCGCAGATTTTATAAGTTCAAAGTTTTCGAGGACTTCATCCCTGTCGGAGAGTAGCTTATTAACTGCCGATATGAAGAATGCTTTGATTGTTTCTTCGTCAAAGTGTGGTGTCTGGCAACGGTTGTCGTTATCGTATTTGTGGTTGCACTGGTAAATGGTGCGGCGGTATTTACTGGTGGAGTGCCACACCTTTGAGCCATACCAAGAACCGCACTCGCTGCATTTTATTCTGCTTGAAAATATGCTGACCCCACTTCGGCGGTTAGGACCAGGGGTGCGGTTCTCCAGTTCAATCTGAACCATATCGAATACAGCAGGGTCGATAATTGCCTCGTGGTTGTTTTTAACATAGTATTGGGGAATTTCGCCTTCGTTGATTTTCTTTTTCTTGGTGAGAAAATCTGTTGTATAGCTTTTCTGTAAAAGAGCATCCCCCTTGTATTTTTCGTTAGATAAGATACTTTTAACTGTACCAGCACTCCATTTTTGTTTTTTAGCTGGGGTTAGGATGCCATCCTTAGTTAATTCTTTTGCTATTTTATAAGGAGTCATGCCTTGCAGGAACATTCCATATATTTTTTTAATAACAACAGCTTCTTTTTCATTTAGTACAAGGTTTCCATCTTCGCCCATGTCATAGCCTAAAAACCTTCTAAAAGGTACAGTTACTTTGCCATCTGCAAATCTCTTTCTCTGACCCCATGTGACGTTCTCTGAAATGCTACGGCTTTCCTCTTGAGCAAGAGAAGACATGATGGTGATTAGCAACTCGCCCTTAGAGTCCAGAGTCCATATGTTTTCCTTCTCAAAGTAAATCTCAATTCCTTTTTCCTTGAGCTGGCGGACTGTTGTAAGGCTGTCTACCGTATTACGGGCAAACCGGCTGACCGATTTGGTGACTATAAGGTCAATCTTTCCGGCAAGGGCATCCTCAATCATTTGCTTAAAGCCCTCACGCTTTTTTGTGTTGGTAGCACTGATGCCTTCATCGGTGTAGACATCAACGAACTCCCAGTCATCCCGGCTCTTGATATAGTTGGTATAATAATCGACCTGTGCTTCGTAGCTGGTGACCTGTTCATCGCTATCGGTGGAAACACGAGCATATCCAGCAGTACGGCGTTTTCTTTGCTCGCCTATTGGAGCAGCAGTAAAACGGCTAATCGTAGCAGGAATGGTCGTTATTTTTTTAGCTGTTTTCTCTCTGCTCATGCTTATCCCTCCAGACCTGTTTCATTTTCTTGCTTTGATGCTGTTTTCGCTCTTCTGACCATGCCGGTTGCCTGCGTTTAAACTGCCACTGTCGTGCAACCTCGCTTCCGTCCTTGAGGTGGAAAATCAGCTCCTCGTTAGAAACCACGGTAATGCGGTCAACTCTATCTGTGAATGCAGCTTCATCAAATTCATCAGTGCCGAGAACTTCTGCAGAGATGCTTTTTAGAAGGTTCTCTTCTAAACCGCTGTGTCCGCAACTATTACCTGGTGGACAGCGCCAGTGACGGGCTTTTTCACCGCTTACACGAGTGCTTGTATTTCTGCGTAAGTTTTGACCACATTTACTGCAGCCTATTTTGCAGGTAAAGCAGGTGATTGTTCCTGAACTGCGAGGATTCTTTTTACTGTAAGCAGACTTTGCTGCACGAGCTTCTGGAGTCCACCAATCCTTTCTGGCTGTGGATTCCCATTGCTTGGGAAGAACTCTGCCATTATGGAAGTAAAAAATAAGTTGGTTTGGAGCAGGAACCACAATCTTTTCAATTTGCTCTGTAAAGACAGTTTCATCAAACTCTTCAATACAAAGCACCTCAGCACATACTTTCTTAAGCGTTGTTTCAGGTATGTCCTTATTCTTACATTCTTGACCCTTTCTTCGAGTGGCACAAATCCACATCTTATAAGAACTATCACGCTTTCGGCTTCGTGAAGAGCGTTGAAAGCTTCTATCACACAATCCACACTTTATTTTACTGGTAAAGCATCCTGTAGTAATTGCAGGATTGGCAAAGGCCCCAAGTTCTCTGCGTCTTGCAATTTCAGCTTGAACCCTTTCATAGGTTTCTAAGGATATAATCGCTTCATGAGAATCTTCTACCCAATATTGTGGTAGTTCGCCTTCGTTATTTTTAGACTTATGTGTAATATGGTCTGGGATGAAGACCTTCTGCAGGAGCATATTACCTGTGTACTTTTCATTGCGGAGGATGGCTCTAATTGAGGTGTTGGAAAAATGACCGCCTGTATATGATTTGATGCCCATTTCCTCAAGTTGGACTTCCGTCTGTTCGGCGGATAATCCTTTGAGAAAATTGTCGAATATCAACCTTACAATTTTAGCTTCTTCAGGCTCAACAATGAACTTCTCACCATCCCATCGGTAGCCATAAACATTAAATGAGTTCGGTTTTCCTTGCTGGAACTTTTTCCGTATAGCCCATTTTATATTTTCGCTGGTGGAGCGGCTTTCTTCCTGGGCAAAGGAGGCAAGCAGTGTGAGCATGAGTTCGCCGTCCTCACTCAAGGAATTGATGCCTTCTTTTTCAAACCGTACTTCAATTCCAAGCTCCTTTAGACGCCTGACTGTTTCAAGTAAATCCACAGTATTACGGGCAAAGCGTGAGATGGATTTTGTAAGGATGATATCAATTTTTCCTTGTTCACAATCCTCAAGCATTCTTTTGAACTCAGCACGATTGTCGGTCGTGCCTGAAATGCCCTCGTCTGCATAAACGCCTGCGTATTGCCATTCCCTGTGTTTTTGAATATAAGAGCTGTAATAGCTAATCTGTGCTGACAGTGAATGAAGGGTGCGGCCTTTTTCTTCAGAAACTCTTGCATAAGCAGCGACATTTTTTCGCTCAGGTATTTGTGGCAGCGCCGCTTCTATTTTACTGACCTTTCGCAAATAATCACTTCCTTTCTGATACAATACATCACTCTAAAAGCCTATAAAGTCAAGGAAGTTTGCGATAATAATCTGCCGAAAACAGGGCGATATTTTTCCAGCATGGTTGTATCAATTATGGTGTATTCTTCGGCGGTGATGATGCCTTTTTCAAACATGGATTTTGCGATAGCCATTGTTGCCTGATATAGCTTTTCAGCATTAAACATTTCCTCACTCATTGCCCTCACCTCCAAAGCGAGCAGCAATGTAGCAGGAGTGAGAACAATACTTTCTGTGGGAATTACCATAGGCTGTAAATGGCTTATAGCATTGAGGACAGTGGTAGGAATATATAGCCTTTTTGTTTACCATCTCCGGATGAGCATTCCACCAGGTCTGTCTGCATTTGCTATTACAAAATAATAAAGTCTTTTGATTCGGTTTTTGTAGCAATTCTTTGCCGCATTGCTTACAGTAGGTTTTTCCATCTGCAGAGGAGGAAGGGATGCCCGCCATCACACCGGCAAGGTTGTTCTTCCTGCAATAGGATTTAATTGTATCCACGGAAAGGCTAAGTGCCTGAGCGATTTTCTTATAGCCGTATCCGGCAAGACGCAGTTTCTTTATCTGCTCTTTTTGTGTGTTTGTCATTTCGGCTCCTCCAATCTGAAGGAAACCGATTCATAAAGAATATGGCTGTTTTAAGTTTCCTTCTACTTAAAGCCGAAAAAATTAACCCCCTAAATAAAAAGTAGCCCATCGAGCAGAGAGTCCGGCTCGATGGGCATGATTATTTCTGTTAAGCTTATTCACTATATTTGATAAAGGCATCGGTAAATCCAGCCGCCTTAACTTTTTTGAGCATGGCATCAGCATTGGCTTTGACAGCATAGGCTCCAACCTGAACACGGTAGAGTTTCCTCGGTTTGTCAGGAGTAGGTATGACAGGTTTTGGAGTTTCACTCTCAGCTAACTGGCGTTTAACCTCGGCACGGAAGGTATCCATCGACTTCCCGTGCCTTGGAAACCAGTGTCCGGGGTCGGCGTGATTGCTGGCCACACCTCGCCTATTCCCTTCATAATGCCCGATGATAACACCGTCTGCCATTGGATCGAGTTTGTACTCCTTGCAGAGGTAAGCACACAGTTCGATAGCTTCTTTGTAAACAGCATTGAAGTAGGTCTTATCCGTCAATCCATCTTCACAGATTTCAAAACTGACATGGGTATCGTTAACCGAGCCTTTTGAACCAGAGCCGCCATGCCATCCACGATGATTCCAAGGCAAGGTCTGGTACGTTGCGATTGTTTCATCCGCCAATTTTCCAATAAAAGCATGAACACAGACCTGCCGACCGCCGGGCTTGTCTTGATTCCAATGGTTGTTGTACTGATTTTTGCCCAGCAAGCCATCATCTGGACCCACATATCGTTTAAGATTCGGATTATTGGCCCCTGTGGAATGCACCATGATGCCCTTCGGAGTTATTGTTCTGCCTGCCTTATAACAGGCATTGTTTGTTAATATTAATTTTCTAAGGTTCATTTGTTGTCCTCCTTGTCGCTTCTGTTATGAAGCTGTTCCAACACATCTTTCAGTTTCTGCGGTACAGGCAGACCGATATGAACGGTGTTCTCAAGGATTGAGATGCCTTCGTTGGAGAGATAGAAAAAGATGACTGCTGTGCGTATCACAGAGCCATCTCCGATTACATTTTGGTCGATAATATGACCGACTGCTACAAGTGCAAAGATCAGCACCTTTTTGAATATCCCTCGAAAGCCAACCTCACTGGATATTTTCTTATCCAGCACCGCACACATCAGACCTGTAATGTAGTCGATGGTGACAAAGGCGAGAAGGGCATATAAAAAGCCGTCCAAACCTCCAAGGAAATAACCCAGCCAACCGCCCACAGCGGCAATGGCAACTTGAATCCAGTTCCAAATTTCTTTCATTTCAAAATTCCTCCCTTAATAAATTGTCACGCCGCTCAGATTGCTTTTCTCGGAGACTTTTCCGATTAAGTCTGAAAGACGTGCCTTGCCTTTGCGTCCGCCGCTGTCTACGGTAAACGCAGTATAAAAACCGCCTCTGCCAAAGCTGTGCGAAACATCCACAACCGTGCCGATGGTCTCGTATTTTATGCCGATCACAAGCTGTACTTCATCGCCGATGGTAAGCTGGGGTGTGAAGATGCCCACAAAGCTTTCCTGTCTGCCGGAAATGGCAACAATCTCTGCCAGTTCCTCGGCCATAGCCGTAATCTCGGAAAGAGTCGCACCATCTGCTGCAGTGACATAAACTGTTCGGTGAGAGGGCTGCACCCACCATTTGCTTCTGGGTACAGTGGCATAGACTGTGTTTTCAGGCTCTGCGCAAGTGACACAAACCCTGCTGACCGCTTCTGAATCGTCATATTCTACGCTAAAACTCCAACAGGTCTTATCTCGCTCAAAGGTATATACAGCAGGCTGGTCGAAGCGGGCAATACCGTCATAGTTATTGAGCATAACCTTGAGGTGATAAAGACGGCCGACTACATCATAGACCTCGGCCCCGACGGGGGAGAGCGCGGAGGTCTGGTGATAGCCGAGGGGACGCCGGAGGAAGTGTCCCGCATAAAAGCTTCTTATACAGGAGAGTACCTTAAAGATATTTTAAGCTGAAATTCTTGACGGAGGACAGAGAGATGATAAGCAACACCTTTCCCGGTTCCGACGGGCGGAGCAATATCAATTATC